CTTCCTAAGTGGACCGATGAGCGCACTGAAGCGCTCACAAATTTTGTCGGAGGCGAAAGCCCCGTATCCCAAGCTACTGTTGCAGATGCAGCAGATTCGCTTGAAACCTCTACTCGTTCTATCTCTAGCAAACTGCGAAAGATGGGCTATGATGTAGAGTTGGCTTCTACAGCCGGTGGACGTTCGTTCAGCGAGTCTCAAGAAGCAACCCTTCGTTCGTTTGTAACTGATAACTCAGGTGCTTATACATATGCTCAAATTGCAGAGCATTTCGAAGGTGGAGAGTTCTCTCCAAAGTCAGTTCAAGGCAAGATTTTGTCTATGGAATTGACCGCTCACGTAGCTCCTGCCCCTAAAGTAGAGAGTGTACGTACTTACTCAGAGGCTGAAGAAGCTACTTTCGTCACTATGGTGAATGATGGTGCTTTTGTTGAAGCAATTGCTGAAGCTCTTGGGCGTACTGTAAACAGTGTTCGTGGTAAGGCTTTGAGCCTTCTACGTTCTGGTGAGATCCAGGCGATTCCTCGTCAGGAAACCACTAAAGGTTCTGCTAATGTAGATCCGCTGGCAGGCGTTAATGTTGCTTCTATGACTGTAGAAGCTATTGCTGACTCTATCGGCAAAACTCCACGCGGCGTCAAAACTATGTTGACTCGTCGTGGTTTAGCTGCTTCTGACTATAATGGGGCTGCTAAGGCCGCTAAAGCTCAGTAATTACACTTCTGTGTATAGTGGGCTGGCTAGAGTCTTTCTAGTCGGCCTTTTTAATGTTCGGGGGAACTTTTGAATATATCAAGTGCTTTGATAAAGCAGTGCATCGCGCTGGCAGACTTTGAAACGTGGAGCTATCTACGTAAAGAGTATCTGCCTGCCGAGTATCACACGCTTTATAGTCAAATTGACAAGCACTGCGAAAATTTTCATGAGTTCCCTTCGTTCGACGATCTCAAGTTAAGTATCCGGCATGCACCTACCCGCGATAAAGTTCATGCAATTGAATCCATCGAGATAGATATTGATGCAGGTACTTTACTTGAGTATTTAAAGAATGAATACACTCAGAAAGAAATCCTTAACTCTCTTGACACATATATTGATAACTCTGTAGTCTTTTCGTCTGCGGAAGAATCAGTGCAAGAGCTTCATCAGATTGTTTTGGATATTGAGGACAAGGTTGACCTTGAAGTTCCTCAAGAAAGTATGCAACGTATAGAACTGTTTGAGCCTGAAGAAGAGATCGGTAAATATATCGGTCTTGGTCTCAACGCGGAGTACGATCATGAAATCAAGTTCTCCCCCCGAGATTTGGTTTTGGTCGGTGGTCGGCGAGGGGCTGGTAAGTCTCTTACTTGTGCTAACATTGCAAATAACGTATTTCAGTCTGGCCGTTCAGCTATTTATTTCACGATTGAAATGGATAGTAGATCAATATTGCAACGATGTTGTTCTATTGCTACTGAAGTGCCATATTCTCGACTCCGTACTCAGAATTTATCTGTTACAGAGTGGGAGAAGGTGGCTGGCTGGTGGGCGAGCCGCTTCCAGCAAGGTCAGGACAGGTTGAAAGAGTACCGGGAAAATCGAGACTTTACAGAGTTCCATCGTAAACTTACTACTGAGCATGAGCTTCTCCCGACTCAACAGCTCGATGTAGTTTACGATCCTAGCTTAACTCTGGCAAAGATCCGTGCCGAGCTTGATAAAAAGGTTAACCGTATTGACGCTGGCGTCATTATTGTTGATTATATCAACCAAGTCAAACGTTCTAACATTCCCTCTCGGGGAGGGCAGTACGATTGGACGGAACAGATTGAAGTATCCAAAGCACTTAAAGCTATGGCACAGGAGTATGAATGCACTGTATTCTCTCCTTACCAAACCGATGCAACCGGCGAAGCACGCTTCGCAAAAGGCATTCTTGATGCAGCCGATGCGGCTTACGCCCTTGAAGCCTACGATCAAGAAGATAATTGCATTAGCTTTAACTGTGTAAAAATGAGAGCCGCCAGTATGAAGTCTTTTACATCCGTTATGGATTGGGAAACTTTGCGAATGGGGCCAGAAACAGCACTTACTCCACAGGAGCGAGAGGCTAGTTCACACAAAACTGACGAAGATATTGACGACCTCTGATAAAAAAAGTTCTTGACTATCCCTGTGAATTGCTGTATAATATTACTTCAATTCATGGGGATTTTTTATTTATGGGAATGATTTATGGCTCTAACAATTACACAGCAGATGGACGTAGAAAAAAGAAAAGTAGTACTAAGCGCGCTAGATCAGTTATCAAACGAGTTTCATCAAACGCTCCAGAACCTTATCGACGACAAACTAGCGAGTACAGAAGTGCCCCCGATACAACTGGAGTTGCCCCTAGACTTCACACAATGTATTACACCGGCACGCTTGTTAAAGGTATCGGAACCATGCACAAAAGCAACGCGGTTCCTGTAATTAACGAAGAAGAGATGAAAGACTTAGCGAGAATGAGACGATGAATTCACGATTAGCACCTAAAATTACTGAGTTGTTCGACATACTAGAAAAGAGCCTGGAGATAGGAGATTGGGAACACGCAGACGTTACTGTAGCCCGATTATCGAAATATTTTCACCTGTTCGACGACGAACACTCTGACTACTATCAGTATGCACAAGATGTAGTTGATGAAATGTTAAATGGAGAGGTAGAAGACGACTATTACGATGGTGATGATTATCTTACCGACTGGGACGGGGACGCTCTAGCTTCCGCAGGGTTTGGCATGGATGAAAACTACTAATGAATGTAGAAGACTTACTTAAGTCTAAAGATATACCGTACTTGCCGCGTGGTAAGGACTATGAGGTTACTTGCCTAAATCCTGACCACCCAGACCGTAATCCAAGTATGCGTATTGACCAAGTAACAGGGATATTTAACTGTTTTTCTTGCGGTTTTAAAGGTAATTTATTTACTCACTTCGGCGAGAAAGTCAATAAGATGGAAATGAAGCGACAGCTTCTTAAAAAGAAAATAGATGAAGTAAGAGCAGAGAGCGTAGGCTTACAGATGCCTGAAGGATATTCTCCGTATATCGGTAATTGGAGAAATATTAAAGCAGACACTTACCGAGAGTTTGAAACATTTATACACGCAGGAAAAGACTTTAATGGACGTATTTGTTTTCCTATACGAGATCGCTCCGGTAGAATAGTAGCATTTCAGTCACGAACTACAGGAGATCAACAACCTAAGTACCTTAATACTCCTCCAGGGGCTAAGATGCCTTTATTCCCTGTAGTCGAGCCAATACAAGGAAGTATTATTCTTGTAGAAGGTATTTTTGACGTAATTAATCTTCACGACAAAGGGCTCACAAATGCTGTGTGTTGTTTTGGCGTAAAGAATGTAACAGAAGAAAAACTTCAAGTACTCTCCGTTGCTGGAGTAGATAGTATTGATATTTTTCTTGATAACGACGAAGCCGGACAGACCGGTGCAAACAGAATAAGAGAGCTGTGCGAGTCAATAGGACTTAATACTCGTAACATTGCCTTTGGTGACAAAGCAATGGACGCGGGAGCACTAGCTCAACCTCAAGTAACTAAACTAAAGAGTAAATTATATGCCTAAGGTTGCATTAGTAGAAACCAAAAAGAGTAGAACAAATTTTAAAGAGTCTTTTGATGGGTTAGATTTTGACCAATATCAACTGTGCTCTGACCCAACAATTAAAAAAGTACTGAAGCGAGACTGCGACATTGATATGAACCCAGACGACTACGACTGGATTATTCTCGTAGGTTCTGACGCTATGAAATACTATACTAAACTCAGTTCTGTTACTGAGTACTCTGGTAAGAAAGTAGAAAAAAAGTTCTTGCCTATTATTAATCCTGCTATGCTCGCATTCAAACCAGAAGCAAAAAAAGTATGGGAAGACGGCAAGCAGAGCATTTTAGAATATATCAACGACGAAAAAGAAGATGTGGTAATTGACAGTAGTATCGCGTTTGGTATTCAAGACACGGAGGAAGCAAATGATTTTATTCGGGCTGCCATCGCAGAAGAATGTGAATACGTTGCACTTGATTCTGAGACAACTGGGCTCTACCCTCGTGATGGCTATATGCTGGGGATTAGTCTTGCTTACAATAATAAGTTTGGTGCTTATATTGACACCGATTGTTTTAGCAGCAAAACTGAGAGGCTACTACAGGAGCTTTTTACTAAAAAGACAGTAGTATTCCATAATGCTAAGTTTGATATGGCGTTTTTCGAGTATCACTTTCATTTTAAATTCCCTCAGTTTGAAGACACCATGTTGCTCCATTACCTCATAAACGAGAATCCCGGAGGGCATGGCCTCAAGCAACTTACAATGAAGTTCACTCCGTATGGCGACTACGAGAAGCCAATGTACGATTGGATTGACCAGTACAGAAAAGAGCACGGCATCCTAAAAGACCAGTTCAATTGGGGCGATATCCCGTTTGATGTAATGAAGACCTATGCAGGCATGGATGCTCTATGTACTCTTTTGATTTACGAAAAGTTTGTCAAAATTAAGCAAAATTCAAAGTTAAAGTGGGTATATGATAATATTCTCATTCCAGGCACTCGTTTTTTGATTGATACGCAAGACAATGGAGTACCTTTTGATAAGAAGCGTTTATATCTCGGACAAGATGCAATGCAGACTGATATTGATAATGCCATCACTGCTTTGTATGAAAATGACAATATACGGAGATTTGAAGAACTAAATGGAAAACCTTTTAATCCTAATAGCACTGTGCAGTTGCGTAGCCTTTTGTTTGATTACTTGGGCCTGCAACCAACTGGAAAAAAGACAGGTACGGGTGCGAATTCTACTGATGCGGAAGTGCTCAACGAACTCAGCCTTCAATCGGATGTACCTAAACAAATCTTGGCAATACGACAAAAATCTAAAATCAAAAATACTTATCTGGACAAGATCATACCTCAACTGGATAGAGATTCTAGACTTAGGACGGGCTTTAACTTGCATGGCACTACTTCTGGCCGTCTTAGCTCTAGTGGTAAACTCAATATGCAACAACTGCCTCGGGACAATCCCACTGTAAAGGGCTGTATTAAAGCAGCTCCTGGACATAAAATTGTTGCAATGGACTTAACTACAGCAGAGGTGTATGTTGCCGCAATTCTTGCAAACGATAAAGCGCTTATAGAGGTATTTCGTAGTGGAGGAAACTTTCATAGTACTATTGCTCACAAGGTTTTTCGCCTGCCTTGTGACGTAGAGGATGTAGCCGAGCTCTACCCCGACAAGCGTCAGGCAGCAAAAGCCGTTACATTTGGTATTATGTACGGAGCCGGTCCTGCAAAAATTAGCGATCAAGTAACAAAAGATAGTGGTAAAAATTTCTCTAAACAGGAAGCCCAAGAAGTAATTACTGATTACTTTAGAGCCTTCCATAAACTCAAGGCGTGGATTGATGACAATCAAAAATTTATTGAACAAAATGGGTTCATTTATTCTTACTTTGGTAGGAAGCGAAGACTCCCCAATGTTAAATCCGAAGATCCAGCCATACGGTCACATAGCGTTAGGTCTGGTCTTAATTTTTTGGTTCAGTCTGCTGCTAGTGATATTAACCTCCTTGGAGCAATAGACATGGGAGCTTATATCAAATCAAAAGGTATGAAAGCGCGTATATTTGCACTTGTACACGACTCAATTCTTGCCGAAGTACCAGAGGATGAAATTGAACATTATAACGAGAAATTACTACAATTTGTACAAATGGATAGAGGACTTATTATTCCTGGGGCTCCCGTCGGGTGTGACTTTGAAGTCGACGACGACTACTCAATGGGTAAATTTGCAAAAATGTATGGTGATTCAGTATAAAAGTATAAATAAAGTAAGATTTCCTGTTTATATTCTGCCTTCTAGTAACTGGGACAGACATGATGGTCTATTATTTTTTGACGGACAAATAATAGATGATAGAAATATGAGCGGAGACACTATAGGTCTTCGTCGTCTTCAAACACCGTATAAAAGTCTATATACCCTAAAGCATCAAATTGAAGACTTTAGAGGTATAGTAAAGTCAAATGAAAAGCATTTTATAGATACAAATGGTACGCCGTTTATCTATGAAAAGACAGAGTTTTGTAAGTTACAATATTACAAGATAAAGTCAATAGTACAAAAGGATACTGTTTCCCTCTTAAAACTACATGGAGTAAAGCAGCCTTTTGTCATTCCTAGGCCTCCAGCAAGTGAAATGCGGTATGCTGGGGTCCTACACTATGGAACCCTACCGTGGGTATTATACGAGTATTCCAAGGACCGCTGTAAGGACACTCGAAGAAAAGTATAAATTATATGGGTAAACGATCTAAAACTTTACAAGGCGCAAACTTAGAGTTGCAAGAGATTGAACCGCTCACAAGAAACCAGCTTATAGCTTTTGAAAGCGATAAGAACATGGTTTTGCATGGGGTAGCTGGAACAGGTAAAACGTTTATTGCGTGTTATTTTGCCTTTGATGATATGATTAAAGGTGACTATGATAAGCTCGTACTTATTCGTAGTGCAGTTCCTACTCGGGACATAGGATTCCTTCCGGGAAGTGAAAAAGAAAAAGCATCTGTTTATGAAGAGCCTTACAAAGATATTTGTATTGAGCTTTTTCAACGAGGAGACGCTTATCAAATACTAAAAACAAAAGGGCTAGTACATTTTATGACAACTTCATTTATTCGTGGCGTAACTCTAAGAAACGCTACAATTCTTGTAGATGAGTGTCAGAATATGTCATTTCACGAGTTAGATTCAATTATTACTCGTGTTGGAGAAGGCTGTAGAGTTATCTTTTGTGGAGACTTCCGTCAGGCGGACTTACATAAGAACGGCTTACGAGACTTTATTCGAGTTCTTAAAGCAACTGAAATGTTTGACGTTGTTGACTTTGAAATCCACGACATTGTGCGTAGTAGCTTTGTTAAAAACTACATCATAGCAAAAGATCAATTGGGCCTATAATGAAAGCAGTTCTTAGTAATCGTATTTTTATGGAGTGTACTCCGGAGCACCGAAAGGTCTTGTCCGACGAACTGACGTACAAGATTCCTTCTCAAAATCCGAATGATCCTCCACAGATTATTAAGAATCTGCAGCGGGTGCGCGAAAATCTGGTATCTATACCAATCGGACGAACGGACCTGATACCAGACGGCTATGAAATTGTAGAAAAGCGTTTGAATATTCCTGCTGACTTTCCAGAATTCGGATTTGAACTACGGCAGAGTCAGCAGGATGTTTATGATAATTTGAATGATAACTGTATTATCAACGCTTGGGTAAGTTGGGGGAAGACCTTTACAGGTCTTGCAATTGCAGGGAAGTTGGGCCAAAAAACACTCGTAGTAACGCATACTGTGCCACTACGAAATCAATGGGCCAAAGAAGTGGAGAAAGTATATGGATTTAGTCCCGGCATTATTGGGAGTGGTCGGTTTGAGCTTGATAAGCCTATTGTTATTGGCAATACTCAAACTTTGTACCGGAATATCGAGAAAATCAGAAAAGAATTCGGAACTATAATACTCGATGAAATGCATCACGTTTCATCTCCCACCTTTGCTAAAATTATTGATACTAGTCATGCTCGATATAAAATAGGGCTGTCCGGTACAATTGAGCGCAAAGATGGAAAACACGTGGTTTTTCGTGATTACTTTAGTCCGAATATATTTAAACCGCCAAAAGAAAACTTTCTTACGCCTAGCATACACATATACAGGTCTGAAGTACGTTTTCCAGATGGCGCAAGCATTCCTTGGGCAAAACGAGTGAATGCAATCGCAAACAATGACGAATACCGCCACTCTGTTGCTATGTTAGCGTCTGCTTACGCCGCAAAGGGTCATAAGGTGCTCGTGGTGTCAGATCGAGTTCATTTTTTAAAGAGCTGCGCCGAACTGACTGGTGAAAAAGCTATATGTGTTACGGGCGAGGTACCACATGAGCAAAGAGAAACTCTTATAGATGAAATTTTAACTGGAGATAAGAATGTACTTTATGGAACTCAAGCAATTTTTAGTGAAGGCATCTCAGTCAATACTCTTAGTTGCCTTATTCTTGCTACCCCTATTAATAATGAACCATTACTTACCCAGCTCATCGGGAGGGTTGTACGCAAGCATGAGAACAAAAGAGACCCAGTGATACTCGATATTCACTTAAAAGGAAAGACTGCCCAAAGACAGGCATCAAACAGAATGGGCTACTACATGAAACAGGGTTATTCAATTAAACAGCTTTGAGCATAGAAAAACACTTCTTGACAAATGCCTCAAATGAGAGTATAATATGTTATTCTACGATTGGAAAAAGATGTTTAAAGTATCGGAGGGCAATCCTCTTGTGCTTTATACTCTTTTTAAAATGATTACAAACAAAGAAATACCTAGGAATAAATACGATGACATTTATAAATTTGCTGGAAAGCAGTTTAATGGCGAATCCTATATTATTCACCCAGATGTACTACTACACAACTCTTATAAACACAGTTATCGCGAGATCGCCCAGTATCTTGCGTTAGCTTCCATGCGTCCGTACGCGGACTATATAGTAACTGGGGAACCCACACTTGATTTACAGCAATGCGAAGTAGATCAAGAATTTTTTGAAAATAACAGTCTACTACATATAGAAAACGACAAAATACATTTTCTATATGAAGAAGTCAAACAGGAGAATATACACTAATGGCACTATCATTTAACAAAGCCGCTGGCGGCGCTAAAAAATCATCCCTTACCTCTTACTCGTATCGAGACGGCGACAACGAACTTCGGCTTGTTGGCGATGTACTTGCACGGTACGTTTACTGGCTAGAGGGCAAGAACGGTAAGAACATTCCTTTTGAGTGCTTATCTTTCGACCGTAATGAGGAGCGATTCAACAATCTTGAGAAGGATTGGATTCGTGAGTACTATCCAGATCTAAAGTGTGGCTGGAGCTACGCTATGCAGTGTCTTGATAACGGCGAAGTAAAAATCGTTAATCTCAAGAAGAAGTTGTTTGAAGCGATCCTTACAGCAGCAGAAGACCTGGGCGATCCTACAGACCCAGAAACAGGCTGGGACGTTAAGTTCAAGCGTGTTAAGACTGGACCACTGCCCTACAATGTAGAGTACCAGTTACAAGTACTAAAGTGCAAGCAGCGACCTCTTAGCGAAAGCGAGATGTCAGCAATTGCAGAATTAAAGTCTATGGATGATGTTATGCCTCGTCCTACCCCAGACGCCCAGAAAACGCTTCTCGACGAAATTCGTCAAGATGCAGCGGGCGATATTGATGAATCCTTGGAAGATGAGTTTAATATCGGATGATTTTATTTACGGCAGACTGGCATATAAAGCTAGGGCAAAAGAACGTACCTCGTGATTGGGCGATAAAGCGGTATCAATCTTTTTTCAAACAAGTACATTCACTAGAGCAACAGTGCAATATGCACATTATTGGGGGTGATTTGTTTGACCGTCTGCCGAACATGGAAGAGTTGGAACTTTACTTTGAGTTCATTTCAAATGTAAAGATTCCAACTCTGATCTATGACGGAAATCACGAAGCTACAAAGAAAAACAAAACATTTTTTACACAGTTAAAAAAAGTATCACGCGATATTAATCCTCTAGTACAAATAGTAGATATATCGTATGTGGATAATGATTTTGGGTTTGGTGTATTACCATATGCTGATCTTCATCGTAAAAACTCTATTGAGCTGTTTGACCAGACTAAACCTCTGTTCACTCATGTTCGAGGAGAAATTCCTCCGCACGTCAAGCCAGAGGTGGACTTAGACAGGTTCGAGGACTTTCCAGTAGTTTTTGCGGGAGACCTGCACGCACATAGTAATACTCAGCTAAATATCATATACCCAGGTAGTCCCATGACAACTTCATTCCACAGAAATGAGGTACAGACTGGCTATCTCTTAATAAACCCAACAGACTGGTCGTGGATGTGGGATGCTTTCGAGCTACCTCAACTTATTCGTAAGACAGTAACTAGTACTGATGAAATGGTTCCTACAGAGTACCATCATACTATCTACGAGATAGAAGGTGATATACAGGAACTTGCAAATGTAAAAAACAGCGAACTTCTTGATAAAAAAGTTGTAAAACGAAGTAGTGAAGCCACACTTGTCATGGACAAAGAGATGACAATTCAAGAAGAATTGGTAGAGTATTTATCCTATATTCTGGAAATCCCAGAAACTAGGATACCCCAAATAGTAGGTATATTTAATGATTACGCTACAAAAGTTGAAATGGAGTAATTGTTTTAGTTACGGTGCTGACAATGAGTTGGACCTTAGCAGTAGTACTGTAACTCAACTTATTGGTACTAACGGTATGGGCAAGTCGTCTATACCGTTAATTATTGAAGAAGCATTATATAACAAAAACTCAAAAGGAATTAAAAAAGCAGATATACCAAACCGGTATGTAAACTCAGGCTACCATATTCACCTAGAGTTTACGAAGGATGAAAATAAGTATGATGTTATTATTGATAGGAAGTCTAGTATTAAGCTTAAGTTGTTGGAAAATGGAGAAGATATTAGTTCTCATACAGCGACCAATACATACAAGACACTCCAAGATATTGTTGGAATCGACTTTAAAACCTTCTCTCAGTTGGTATATCAAAGCACAAATAGTAGTTTACAGTTTCTTACTGCGACAGATACGAACCGTAAAAAGTTTCTCATTGATCTTCTCCACTTAGAGCACTATGTAAAACTATTTGATCTGTTTAAAGAAGAAGCAAGAAAGAGCACTATAACTCTTACTAGTATTGAATCAAAAATAGCGACAATTGAAAAGTGGTTGCATGATAACAAATTGAGTGATACAACCATACTGCCTGTATCTGAAATTTCAATTGAGACGGGCGAAGACGAACAAGATCTCGCCAACCTTATGAGTGAAATTAAAAATATCTCTGAGAAAAATAAAAAGATTTCTCAGAATAATACTTATAAAGATTTGTTGTCTAGGATTAGTATTGAAGATGCTCAAAG